TTACACACACGAAACTATCGCAATGGGATATTCAGTTACAGAGGAAGCTATGGAAGATAATCTATATGTTTCTTTGTCAGCTAGATATACTAAAGCACTAGCTCGTGCAATGGCTTACACAAAGCAAGTAAAAGCAGCATTTCCATTAAACAATGGATTTAGCACTGCATTTACTTCAGGCGATGGGGTTGCTTTATTTAGCACAGCTCATCCACTTGTAAGTGGCGGAACTAACAGCAATAGACCTACAACAGGAGCTGACTTGAATGAAACATCTTTAGAAGATGCGATCATCCAAATTGGTAAATATACTGATGAAAGAGGTCTTAAAATTGCTGCACGAGCTAAAAAACTAATAGTACCATCTGAACTTCAGTTTGTTGCTACTAGGCTTTTACAAAGTGACTATAGAGTTGGAACGGCTGACAATGACATCAATGCGGTAAAAACTAATGGAGTGATTCCAGAAGGCTATTCAGTTAATCATTATTTAACTGATACTAATGCTTTCTTTATCACTACTGATGTTCCAGACGGCATGAAGCATTTCGTCAGAGCACCGATGACAACATCTATGGATGGTGATTTTGAAACTGGTAATGTTAGATATAAAGCTAGAGAAAGATATTCCTTTGGAGTATCCGATCCGCTTGGTATCTATGGTTCACCAGGTAGTTCGTAAGAACACTTAGGGGGAGCTTATGTTCCCCCTTTTTTTTTAATCTAGGGAATTTTTAATTAATCTATCAACTGCCCTAGCAGACTTGCCAAGATGATAGATACTTTCTTTTAGGAGAATAAAATGGCTAACACAACATTTAATGGACCAGTTAGGTCCGAAGGTGGTTTTGAACAAATCACTAAAAATAGCACAACAGGTGCAATTACAACAAACCTTGATATTTCATCAGCAGGTGCAATTACTACTTCAAGTACAATTAATGCAAAACAGGTAGTAGATACTACTTTTAATGCGGCTGGAGCAGCATCAGCTACTTTAACAGCAGCTCAATCAGGAACTTTGTTTTTGATTAATGGAGCAGCAAACAATGTAATTACCTTACCTGCTGTATCTACTGATAATGTAGGAGTTCATTATGACTTTCAACTTACAGTAGCAGTTGGTGGCAGTGTAACTACTACTATTGTACTTCCAGGTTCTGGTGTATCAGATTTCCAAGCAATGCTTTCATTGGTTGCAGGAACAGCAGCTAACGCAGTAAGTGATGTAGCAGGAGATACTTTAACCCTAGTAAACTCAACAGTTGCAAATGCTAGAGTATCTATGACTTGTGTTTCAGATGATGGAACAAATTCCAAGTGGATGACAACTGCTCTATCAACTCCAATAGCTACAGTAGCTTAACAGGAGTACATTATGTCAGGATATTCAGATGTACAAGCAGTTACTATAACTGCTGACACAGTAGCCTTAGACGCAGATGGAATATCAGTCGCAGCCTCAGTTGGAAATAACGCAGCACTTGTAATAGGTGGTGCGTTAGCTTCAGGTGGTGCAGTTTCACTTAGTCATGGAAGGATTGTAACGATCCTTTCTGCTGGGAATGATGCAGCTAAATCTTTTACTGTAACTGGCACTGATGTTAATGGAGATGCTCAAACAGAATCCATTACAGGTGCTAACGCAGGTACTGCTACTGGAACTAAGTTTTTTAAAACTATATCAGGCATTTCAGCAGTTGGTAATCCAGCAGGTAATGTCTCAGCAGGAGTTAACGCTTCAGCAGCAGATGTTATATTTGCAGGAAGAAGTAGGCTTAAAGGTATTTATTTAACAAGTACAGCCACAGCAGGTACTGTTGATTTCTTAAATACTTCTCCTTCAGGTACAAGTATTATGGGATTAAGTTCTGTTGGTGATGCTGATGCAACAAGAGATGTAGTTATACCAGATGAAGGCGTAGTGTTTTCTGCAGGTATCTATGTTGAATATACTGTATCAACATTTTTAACAATGACAGTATTTCACGCTTAGGAGATTATTATGAAATATATTATTTCAGAAACAGGTCAATTTCCACCTCAATATAAAGTTCTTCAAGAAAATAAAAATGGAATATGGACACCAATTTTTGGTCCTGATCCTGATCTTGAAGATGCTCAAAGAAAAGTTGCAGAAATGCAGCCTTCTAAAAAGGTTGAAAAGCCTATAGTTGAGGTTAAGGTAAAAGAACCTAAAAAAGTTGTAGCTAAAAAAACTCCAGCTAAAAAAGGTAAGTCTAAAAAAACTGCTACTAAAAAATAGCATAACTCACTTTGTTTATAGTACCCTTACAGAGGGTGCTATAACTATTTAATTAAAAAGGTAAATTATGAAAAAATCAAAATACATGAGAGGTGGTGGAAAATCATCTGAATATAAAGCTGCTGGTGGTATGAAAACTGAAGTAGGCAAAGAAGCTAAAACTCAATCGTACAAAGAATATGTGCAAAAAATGTTTGGCGGTGGCAATACAAGTGGACCAGCTATGAAAAAAAATAAAACTGCAAAAGGTATGGCAATAGGTGGAAAGTCATCTAAATATATGCCTAAAGGTGGTAAAGGTTAATTAACTTTTTTTAAATGACCAAAAGAAAAAGAGAAAACCCTATACGCAAAACAACTACAGGTAAGGGTGCTAATTACCGATCTACCAAGTCTGGTGCTGGTATGACTAAGAAAGGAGTTGCGGCTTATCGCAAAGCAAATCCAGGTTCTAAGTTAAAAACAGCAGTAACAGGTAAAGTAAAAAAAGGTAGTAAGGCTGCAAAGCGTAGAAAATCTTATTGTGCAAGGTCAGCAGGACAACTTAAAAACAGTTCAGCAGAAACAAGAAACGATCCTGATTCTAGAATTAGACAGGCTCGTAGAAGATGGAAGTGTTAATATAGGATAATTATGAAAAGGAATAGATTTAATCCTGGTGGACAAATTGGTAGAGAAGATAATAAAAAAGCCTTTCCTAATGAAACACAGGTTATGAAAAGTTTTAAAGGGTTAGCACAAATTTATAGTGATGTAACAAATAACAATACAGAAGAAAAAACAAACACAGAATTAAATAAACCTTATTATTCTGAAATAACCAAAAAATCTTATAAGACAGCCAGTGAAAGATATCGTGATGAAAAAGGTCCTAAATACAGAGAAAAAATTAACAAAATTAAAAAAAAACAAATAGAAAAAAAAAATAATAAGAGCAAATAATGGCAACAAGTGGAACAACAACATTTAATCTAGACATGAGTGAAATCATGGAAGAAGCCTATGATCTATGTGGTTTAGAGCTTCGTTCAGGTTATAGCTATAGAAGTGCAAAAAGAGCACTTAACCTTGTATTTTTAGAATGGCAGAACAAAGGTTTAAATCTTTGGACAATAGAACAAGACTCTACTGTGCTTACAGCAGGTACAAGCAGTTATACAGTAGATGCAAGTGCTTTAGATATTGTAGATGTTTTTATTAGAACTGATTCTGCAGATACCAATAAACAATTTGATCAAAGATTAAATCGTATATCTAGAACAGAATATGCCCACCAAGCCAGTAAACTAACTCAATCAAAACCTACACAATTTTTTGTAGACAAAGACAGTGACTCAGTGAAAATAGTTCTTTGGGCAACTCCAGACTCAGCACAAACATATACACTTGTTTATGATTATGTAAAACGAATAGAAGATGTTGGAACAGTAGCTACTTTAAATGCTGATGTGCCTTCTAGATACCTTCCTTGCTTAACCTATGCCTTAGCATATAACTTAGCTTGTAAGTCTCCAGAAGCTCAACAAAGAGTTCCTATGATACGACAGCGTTACATGGAGTTATGGGAAGAGGTAACTGAAGCTGATAGAGAAAAAGCTCCAGTTAGATTTGTTCCAGATGTAAGTTTTTATAATTAAATGTACGCACAAGGCAAAAAAGCATTAGGAATATGTGATCGTTGTGGTTTTTCATTTAAATTAAATAATTTAAAATATGAAATATTAGACAGTAAAAGAACTGGATTTCGTGTATGCAATGAATGTTTTGATGAAGATCAACCACAACTTAAACTAGGTCAAATAGATACTAGTGATAAACAAAGTCTTTATAACCCTAGAGTAGATACAGGAGAAGAAGAATCAACAACATATTTTGCTTTCGATCCAATAGGTGGTGGTGTTTCTGAATTTGGTTCTCGCACTATGGGATTAGATATTAAAGGTGAAATAGGTAAAGTAACAGTGAGCACATCATGAGTTGGACATATACAACATTAAAATCAGCAATACAAGATTATACGCAAAATACAGAATCAACATTTGTTGCTGACTTAGCAATAATTATTACTCAAGCAGAACAAAGAATTATTAAGTCTGTTGAGTTACCAAATTTTAGAAAAAATGTAACTGGAAATTTAAGTTCTGGTAATCAATATTTAGCCACACCAAGTGATTATTTATATCCTTATTCTTTAGCTACTATAGACACTGATGGTAATTATACTTATCTACTTAGTACAGATGTAAGTTTTATAAGAGAGGCTTATCCTGCAATTGCTACAACAGGAAATCCAAAACATTACGCACAATTTGATGACAATACATTTATTGTTGGTCCAACCCCAAGCTCATCACTTAATGCAGAATTACATTATTTTTATATACCTCAATCAATATCAGCGACATCTGATGGTACTAGTTGGCTAGGAACAAATGCTCCAGAAGTATTGCTTTATGCTTGTTTATGCGAAGCCTATACCTTTATGAAAGGTGAGCCTGATATTCTTGTAAACTATGAAAAAAGATTTCAAGAAGGATTGCAAAGACTTACACTAGAATCAGATGGATATAATAGAAAAGATGCTTACAGAGATGGACAACGAAAAATTAATGTCTAATGAGCCTATTAAAGAATTAGAAGGTAAGAATGTTGCAATAGTTGCTATGGGTCAAAGTCAAATAGACTTTCATTTATCACAAACACACAGCGTAGAATTTGATGAAGTATGGGCAATAAATGCAATGATAGGTGTTTTACCTAAAATTGATAGAGCATTTATCTTAGACCCAATGAGTAGATTCCTAGATACAGAAGATGCTGGAACAATGACACCTATGATGCGTAGGCTTTTGCCTAAATGTAATTTTCCTATTTATACTTGTGAGTTAGATAACAGAGTTCCTTCTGCTATTGACTATCCAATAGAATCAATAGTAAGTGATTTAGGCTGCTCATATTTTAATAACACAATTCCTTATGCTATAGCTTTTGCTTTATGGAACAAAGTTAAACAGCTTTCTCTTTTTGGCATTGATTTTACATATAGAAGCAATATGCATTTTGCAGAAGCAGGTAGATCATGTACTGAGTTTTGGTTATCTAAATGTATCGATGCAGGAATACAAATAGAAGTAGCACCTAGATCATCGTTGCTTGATATGGATATACCAATGCAAGAAAAATTATATGGTTATCATAGACTTAATGATCCGAAAATAACTTATCAAGATGGTCCAAACATGAGTGTTTGTAAACTGTCAGAAGTTCAAATACAAGAAACGCCTAAGCCAGTTGGCATAATTAATAGAAATGATTTAGAATTAAATCCTGTAGAACCAAAGAAATATTAATATGTTTTCATTAAAAACAGATATTACAGTAGGAAATTTAGGTGTTACCACAACGGATAATGGTGGTCATAGCATAGACACAATTGCAGAAATGGCAACAAACAAGATTATTTCTATCAGTGATAAAGCTGATCCTATGATCAAAGCACAAGCTCACGCTTTTAAAGATAGAACAAAAATGGTTATTGCATACTATATTAAAGAAGGAATTGAAAATCATCTTTGCACAGTATGTAATGAATTAGAAAAACAAGGTCATAAAGACCTAGCAAATATTATAAGGAGACTATAATGGCAATAACACAATCGATGGCAACAAGTTTTAAAAAAGAACTATTAGAAGGAAAGCATAACTTTTTAGCTTCTGGAGGTAATTCTTTTAAATTAGCTTTGTACACTTCAAGTGCAACAATGGGTGCAGCTACTACAGCATTTACCACAACCAATCAAGCATCTGGAACTAATTATAGTTCTGGTGGTTCTGCATTAACTAATATTAATCCAGCTTCATCAGGTACAACAGCTTTTACAGATTTTGCTGATTTAACTTTTGGTACAGCTACCATTACAGCTAGAGGTTGCATGATCTATAACGATACTAATGCCGATAGAAATGTTGCAGTATTTGATTTTGGCGGAGATAAAACATCTACAGCAGGAAGTTTTACAATAACTTT